TATCTGGCTGGGGGGCAACGTCAAACACAGTTTCACGTCGGACTCATTCACCACGAGTCTTGAACTTGAATCGAAGTTGCCAGATGGCGACGAGGTAGCGGAGCTGGCCGACGATGCCAAGGACTACTCAGGCATCGTCGCGTGGTACCGCGACAAGAAGAGCGGAAAGCAGCAAAAACTTACCGAGGGTGACCAAAGCAAGCCAAAACGGCTGACTCATCTCTACGAGAGCAAAGCCTCGGCGAAAAGAGCGGCAGAGAGGGAGTACAAGCGGCTGAAGAGTTAAGACCTCCTCGCGCCGCCTACCTCGAACACCTGCAGGTCATGCCAAGCGTCACCGTCATAGCACTCTGCACCCCATTGGGTAGGTCGCCGAGGTCGAGCAGGTCCTGTTGAACAGACGTAAAAAATCCGATGCCAGATGTTTGGCATCGGATTTTCGAGTAAGCCCAGTTTGGACTCAAAGGTTTAAGCGAACAGCATATGGCACTTGTCTGGGACTTTGCGACTTAGTCGGGCAACTGCCAAAACGCCTCCATCACCCGCAGGATATCATTCTGTCTCTGGTCGTTGATCCGCCTGAACATTGCTAGGAACCTTAGCTCCTGATCGCTCAGACAAAGAGGATCAACAACTGGCACTTCGGTTTTCAACACACTGCTGTTCTCCAACATGCGATTACTCCATTCACACGCAACGGGAGCCCGGTGCCAACATGGCACCGTCTAGATCACCCGGGGAACAGCCGATTTTCTGCACGTTAGAGCGTGCCACCAGCCCTATCGACTAAAGATTGAGGCCAATCTTTACAGACCGTCAAAACCTCAACCGTTATTTACAAGATCCCCGCCGGCGGTTTTGATTGCCTTGAGTAACTGCAACTGCCCCGCATCCTTGAAGTAGAGATCCTGAAACGCGGGAGTCCATTCATCCAACTGCGAATCACCTGCGGCTTCGGGAGCGACCAGATCGGAGGCCGTGCTCGCCTTCACAAACTTTCCGGCAGCCATCATCGCCTGAGCTCGAGTAACACTGATCTGAACATTAGGTGTTTTCAGAAGCTTGGAAGTGACGGGGTTGAAGGTCACCTCCCGAGGCACGACGGTCACTACCACAGCATCGACATTAGTGTGTGCAAACGTTCGATACACACCGTAAAGCGCTGCACGGCGCAGCTCGCGCTGCACGTTTTCAGGCAGGTCTCCCGGAACTACCGTGGGCGCAAGTTGGATTTTCACCGGCTTGGCACTTACCAATTTAAAAGTGCCGTTTTCTTCGGCGTAGTCACCGCGATCCTCGATCATCTCGGCGACAGACTTGAACTGCAATGGGTGCGCTTGGCCATCCTGGGCCATGGACTGTGTGCTGCCAAGTATCAAGGCTGCGAGGAGTAAAGCACCTGCCGAGGGCTTTGAAAAAGTCAGTGAAGTCCATACCCGGCTTGTCTTCCGTTTCAAAAAATCCATTTCTGAGTTCCTTATTGATTTGAGGAGCAAGCATTTACTGAGCAACAGCCATCAGCCTCTCGCCAAGATCGTTGCTTCTGTCGTTGTTATGTCGAATCCGCTGCCTTCGCAAGCGCAAAGGCCATCCTAACCATCGTTTGTCGATCGGATTCAGGCATTGACCTGTAGTACCCCAGTAACCCGGCCTCATCAGTCGTGAAGCAGTCCGCCGGCGTTGGTTTTCGCTCGCCAGTTACCACGTATAGGACATCAACACCCCTCTCAGCCACAGCAGCTAAATAGGCGGCATCTGGGCTTCGTTCGCCCTTCTCGTAGTTGAACTGAGAGGTTTTGGCTACCCCAGCAAAAGCAGCGAAGTCTGCTTGGTTAAATCCCAAGCGAACACGCTCCTCTTTAAGCCTTTCACCAATATTCAACAAAACGACCCCTTAAGGCGTTGACTATTCAACAATCGTTGAATAATCTGCACCTGTCATCACACGAAATCACACGATTAGAGACTATGCCGAACGCATACCCCACCGAGCAAGCTTGCCAAGAGGCCCGAGAACGCCTTGCGCACCAAGGAATCACGGCAAAAGACTGGGCCGCACAGCATGAGCTCAACCCGTCAACCGTCTACGCGGTTCTGAATGGACAGAAAAAGTGCCTGCGCGGCCAAGCGCACCGAGCGGCTGTCTTGCTCGGTATCAAAAACGGCGTGGTTGAACAGTAATGACACTCGACTTAGCAGGAAACCAGAGCATGAAGCGCCTCGTCCTAGAAACCCGACGCCAAGTAGTAAGTGCTGTGATCTGTGACTATCCAGGTGGTCGTGAGTGCGCTGCCGCTCGCCTGGGCTTGGCCCTGAAAAAATTTGATAACCATGCCTATGAGAGTGCTGGTAGTCGCCCTCTCACTGATGAGCAGATCCGAGTTCTTGAGCAGGAGACCGACACTTCGCATCTTCCGGACTTCCTTTGCAACTTGTATGGCGGGGTGTTCGTGCCATTGGCCGACCCAGAGCGAATCGACAACCTCGACCTCTACTCCCGCTCGGTCAACACCTCGGTTAAGCGCGGAGTGGTCGACACAATCCTTGCCGAGGCCCTCAAGGACGGCGTGATTAACGAGAAAGAGATCGAGCAAATACTCGCGGCCCACCGCGCCCATGTGGCAGCGAGGCACGAGGAAATCACCGCAGTCATCATCCTGCACCGGGAATAACTCGGGCGGGTAGGAAGTAATCGGCGCACGACGTGCAATCAGTTATTCGGCCTTGGCCGGAAGCCGCATTTGGCGGCGGGGAAAACCAAATGAGCACTTACAAACTTGTCTGCCCCCATTGCGTGGGACGCATGCGTATCCGCACCAGCGAAGGCACTCACATCTTTCTACGCGTGGCTTACCTGCAATGCGTTAACGAGGCTTGCGGTTGGTCCGTGCGTGCCCAGTTCGAAATGACTCACGAAATGAGCCCCAGCGGTATGCCCAACCCGACGGTAAAGCTACCGGTGGCGCCTGTAACGATGCGCCGACAGGCGATGAAGTCTTCTGACGATCAACCCGACTTGTTGGATCAACTGGATACGGAGATTGCACTCGCATGAACGCCATTACCCTGACCGAAAACCCTGCCAGCGATTATCGGGCCGCCATGCAACAGGCCGCCGTGGCATACCTGTACCGCCAACATGGACAGCACCTAACCGGCGACCACCAGCTACTTGAAAACTGCAAACGCTACCTCGCCCAGTCACTCGAAGTGCCTGAGCACCTGGTGCAGCGGATCGCCGAGCTGGCAGTGGACGAGTTCGAAAGCATGACCACAAAGCGTGTGGCTCGGCTGGGCATCTATCCGGCGAGCAGCGCATATCGCTATTTGGTCTGGCTGCTCGATACCCAAACCCAGAAGCGCTACCCCGTGCCAGCCCGCTTCTTACCAGCGCGCTTGCTGACCTCCCGTAACACCTCGCACTAAATCTGAACCGCCCCTGCCTTATGCCCGCCTTGCGTGGGTAAGGGGAAACTGCACTTTATTGGTGGCCGAAATGAGCAATATCACCATCCAGCTGGAATTGAACCAACAGCAGGCAGAGCAATACCTGCAGTGGCTCAACAGCCAGTACGACACCACTATGGCCGACGCTTGGTACTCCGACCGTTATCGGAATGTACCGCGTGGCGAGCGAGCACCGAAGGTGCTCCAGGACATCCCGCACCTTGCCGGTATTTGCCGGACTCGCATTGAGCTGAAGAAGCAGCTCGGCGCAAACGCTGTGGAGCGTGCGCAGTGAAGACCATGGACCATCAACTGCGCGCTGATGTACTGCAGCGGCTCGAGGCCGATTTTGGTCTGCAGCACATGGCCGGCACCCAATACATGCGCAAAGGCACCTGCCCTCAGTGCAACCAGCGGCGCTTGTTTTCCCGGTACGACGAACCATGGTTCATCCGCTGCGGCCGGGAGCAAAAATGCCGCTACATGGAACCGGTCAAAGTGCTGTACAGCGACCTGTTTGACGATTGGAGCAAGCGCGCCCCTGCCACCGACGATCAACCTGCAGCAAGTGCCAAGGCCTACCTGACCTTCGCCCGTGGCTTCGACGTTGGGATGATTGAAGGTTGGTACACCCAGGAGCACTACTTCGACCGGGATTTGAACATCGGCTCGGCCACCGTTCGTTTCCCGCTCGATAAGGGGGGCTACTGGGAGCGTCTCATCGACAAGCCGAACCGCTTCGGCAAAAAGAAAGCGCGCTTCAAACCTGGCGAAAGCTACAAGGGCTACTGGTGGGTACCACCCTGCGTGGATCTGCTGCAGGTGGATGAGTTGTGGATCGTCGAGGGCATCTTCGATGCCATTGCTCTAGTGCAAAACGGCATTCCGGCTGTCGCCGCGCTTTCCTCGAACGCGTATCCAGAAGAATCGCTGAAAGTCCTGATCTCCGGTCGCAGCGGCAAAACGCCAAAACTGATCTGGGCATTGGACAACGAACCAGGGGCACATAAATACACCCGTATGTGGGTCCGCCAAGCCCGTGACCTTGGCTTCACCTGCGAAGCAGCGCAGATCCCACAACATGACTCTCGCAAAGTCGATTGGAATGATCTGCACCAGCGCTGGGCCTTCATGGACGACGTCGAAGCTCGCACCCAGCGGATCGACAAGGCGCTGGAAGACGCCAAGCATCACGGCGCCCTGCTGATTGCCGAAAGCGCCGTGGAGAAAGCCTTGCTCATGTACCAGTGGCGCGAGCGAGAAGAGTTTCACTTCGGCTTCGACTCCCGCTTGTACTGGTGGAAGTTGGACATCTCAAAGTTCAACAGCGCCATGCAGGCACTGGATGCCAGCGACAACCATGAAGACCAACAACTGAACGACAAAGCACGTCGCGCCAAGGCTCTGCGCATGTCCGGCTGCGTGGTCGAGATCGCCAACTGCTACCCCAAGGCCCTGTACTTCCAGCGCAACGAGATCACCGACGAGTCCTGGTACTTCTTCCGCGTCGACTTCCCCCATGACGGTGGCTCGGTGAAAAACACCTTCACCGGTGGCCAGGTCGCAGCCGCCAGCGAATTCAAGAAAAGACTTCTCGGCATGGGTGCCGGAGCCGTGTTCACCGGTAGTGGACAACAGTTGGACAAAATCATGAAAGACCAGCTTTTCGGTATCAAAACCGTTCAAACCATCGACTACGTTGGCTACAGCCGGGAGTACGGCTGCTACGTGTTCAACGACATCGCCATTCGCGACGGCCAACTCATCACCATCAACGAAGAGGAGTTCTTCGAGATGGGTAAGCTGAAACTCAAGAGCCTGCAAAAAGGCGTGAAGATCGCCCTGCAGAAGGACGCCAAAGACTACGACCCACAGTGGCTGGATTTACTCTGGCAATGCTTTGGCGCCCAAGGCACCGTCGCGCTGACCTTCTGGTTCGGCTCGCTGTTCGCCGAGCAGATTCGCGCCCGGTACCAGTCGTTCCCCTTCCTTGAAGCCACGGGCGAAGCCGGTGCCGGCAAAACCACCTTGCTCACCCTGCTGTGGAAACTGCTCGGCCGCGAAGGGTACGAAGGTTTCGACCCGTCCAAATCCACCAAGGCCGGCCGTAGCCGCTTGATGGGCCAAATCTCCGGCATGCCGGTCGTGCTGCTGGAATCGGATCGCAGCGGCGACGATAAAGCCCACGCCAAAACATTCGAATGGGACGAGCTGAAGGACTATTACGGCGGCGGCACACTGGCAACCAAGGGCGTCAAAACCGCTGGCAACGAAACCTATGAACCGCCCTTTCGCGCCACCATCGCCATCAGCCAGAACGCGCCGGTCGTAGCGTCCGAGGCGATCATGACCCGGATTGTGAAATTGCACTTTGTGCGGCCAACCGTTACGGCCGAAAGCCGTGCGGCGGCAGATCTGCTTAATGCCCTGGAAGGCGCAAAGCTCAGCAACTTCTTGCTGCAGGCGGTACGCAAAGAGTCGGAAGTGATGGAGCTGTTTGCCCATCGCATGCCCGGTTACGAAGCAAAGCTGCGCACCCTTCACAGCCATTGCTTTGCCTGCGAAACACCGTTCAAAGATGAGCGCGAACACTGTGGCCATTGCGGCAACAAGCTGCGCGGTTACATCCGCGTGGAGCGGATCAACAAGAACCACGCCCAACTGCTCGCCTTGCTCGATTGCCTGCGTCTGGTCGTGCCCCTCAGCGAGGCTCAGATCAGCCACACCCGGACCCAAATCATCCGCATGGCCATCGAACGCCAGGCCTCGATCAGCTCGGATCACCCGGTAGTGGCGGAGTTCTGGGAAGTGTACGAGTACCTCGAAGGCCTGGACGCTGACGGCCCGGTGGTCAACCACAGCAAGAAAGAACACACCATTGCCATCAACCTCAACGACTTCGTCAAGTGCGCCGCCGAGCACCGCCAGAAGGTCGCCGACATCAGTGAACTGAGGGAACGCCTGAAAGATTCCCGCTCTCGGAAGCTGATCGACACGAACAAGGCCACCGATAGCGCGGTACGTGCCCACCAGACCAAGCACTCCAACGCCACCATCACGAAGCAACCCATTGTGAAGTGCTGGGTTTTCAACGCCTGAGCGCCAATCACCGACAGGGCAAATGCATGCAAATTCAAGTACTCGCCGAAAGTGCGTTCGATACATCGGCTCGCCTGCAGGACCGTATCGCCGAGGTGCTGAACCAACTAGGAAACGATCACCGGAAGACTGTGCAGGCCGATGCGTACGGCGCTGATGGGCTCGTCGACATCTTGGAGGTTCGAGCTACAGACAATCAACGCGAAATTCTGGCACTGAACTGCTCGCGGCTGCAGATCCAAGCGGTACTGGATTGGCAATCGAGCACTGAAGACAACAACGAGTTTGAAGGCTTGGAGCTGTACCTGGTGCGAAGGCCAGACAGCTTCCTGTAACGCCGGCTGCAACCGGCAAACACTAAAAGGAGAGAACCATGCAGCGCACCAACGAAACAGTCCAACAGGGCGGAAGGGAATTGTTGAGCAATCTGCTCAGCACGATCGCAACCGTCGCACTTATTGCCGTCACGGCCATGCAGGTACCTGACGTACTCATCTGGCTCGCCAAGTAAACAACGAGTTGGTGCCGAGGGGGTGCAACCCCTGGGCACCGACCACCACTGAAAGGAGAGAACCATGCAAGCTCAAACCTACAACGATGGCGCTGCCGAGGCTATCACGAACACGGCCAAACCCACCTCTAGAACTCGCCCCACAATGGCTAGCCATCGTCTTGACCTACCCAGCGTTTGCGATATTTGCGGAAAAGCCCGCTCCACTCGCAAACACCAAAACTGCAGTCGTCTGAGACAGCAACGCAAGTCTGCAGAATGGGCTGCCCTCATGGAAGAAAAGGCTGTCGCAAAAAAAGCGAGGGGGCGTCGATATGCCTAAACAACTCGACCGTTTCATGAGAGAAAAAGAAGTCCTGGACGTAACCTCGTTTTCAAGGACTACCCTCTGGCGGGAAATCAAGCGAGGCAGGTTTCCTAAATCAGTCGTGATTTCCGCGGGCCGGGTGGGCTGGAGGGAATCAGCGATCAGTGCCTGGCAAGCCAGTCCCGAAAGCTGGCAACCCATCAACATCACTGAGGCCGCGTAAGCGGCCTTTCTCATGCCGGGCGTAATTTTGTGCTTAGACCTGCATTGAAACTTGAGGTGCACCGATTCGATTGTGATGATATACCGATAGCGCTGAGCCACCATACGGACATGCATTTCGGCCTTGCTTACGGAGCAAAGGTATGGGTGAAACCCTTTCAATCAGGTCAGACCGTAGAAATGATCGATGACTTCAAACAAGATTTATCAAGGCTTTCAAGTTTACAAATACTTAGAAAACATATACTTGGAGCCGAGAGCCAGATTTTATCTGCAGAACAGCACTATCAACTCAAAGAGCAAGTGTGCGAACACTTCAACGTTGAGTACAACGAGATAATCATGGTCGGCTCAGGGAAATTAGGGTTCAGTATCAAACCAGCCCGAAGATTTCAACCCTTCAATGACAGTTCCGACATAGACATTGCGGTCGTATCACCAAAACTATTTGAAACAGTTTGGCAAGAGGCATATCTATTTAAGAAGGGTGGATCATACTGGCCGGAAGCCGGCTCGTTCTTCAGGTATTTATCTGAAGGTTGGATCAGACCCGACAAGCTCCCTCGCAATGAGTATTTCAAGTTCACGTCCAATTGGTGGAACTTTTTTAATACTTTAACAAAAAGCGGAAATTATGGTCCTTACGCGATACGAGCTGGGTTGTATCATTCAAGTTTTTTCTTTGAAGAATATCAAAAAATCTGCATAGAACAGTGCAAGGAGTTAGTATAATGGACACTTCAGCATCAAATCGTCGGCTCCGTGTATTGTTGACTGCTATTGGCAACGGAACATTAATTCCGCAACCAGAATTTCAGAGACGTTTAGTTTGGATAAACAAGGACAAAGTAGAGTTTATAAAAACTGTTCTTGAAGGTTACCCGTTCCCTGAAATTTACATTGCCGCTGGTGAAGTGGACACAAAAACAGGCGAAGGTGCTGAGATGTTGGTTGACGGTCAACAGCGCATTACAACCCTATATCAGTATTTCAAAGGCTCTGCGGATCTACGCCTGCCAAAAGCCCTTCTTCCCTACGACGAGCTTGACCAAGCGGACCAGGTCAAATTTCTCGAATATAAAGTCGTCGTTCGAGACTTAGGCAATATGTCGATTGAACAAATCAAACAAGTATTTCAGCGCATCAACTCAACCAGCTATGGGTTGAACGCGATGGAGATTCATAACGCCAGGTATGGCGGGGAGTTCAAGAAATTTTCCGAGCAGATCTCGCAACTTGAGTTCTTTAACGAGCATCGAATTTTCACATCGACTGACGTTAAGCGCATGAATGACACAATGTATTGTGCAAGCCTAGTAGCGACCGTAATGAGCACATACTTCAATCGCGATAGCGAAGTTGAAACTTATCTTGAGTCTTTCAATGAGTCATTACCAGACAAAAATGAAACATTTGCAAACTTTGAAATCGTGTTATCTTTTATTGACAGACTAAATTTCCCACCAAAATCACGCATTTATAAAAAGGCAGATTTCTACACCCTATTTGTTGAACTGTATAAGCTTTTAATAGGAGCCAAGGTAAATTTAGCCATCCCTGCTGTGCGCAACCGGCTCGAGATTTTCTTTGATGTCGTAGATCTAGCTGGATCAGGAGTCAATACAGAAGATGCAGATGCATTGCGCTATTATAAAGCAGCATTACAAGCCAGCAACGATAGAAGTAGCCGAATAGCTCGCGGCGAAATAATCAACAAGCTCCTTAGAAGCGCTATTTAATATTGCTTAAAGCATGAGGCGCCTTCGAGCGCCTCAGCCTCAGCTTTACAGACTAAAAACAATACAAAACAATCTCTATTACTTCTTATCACTAAATAAATTTATATATATTGGATTCTTGCTTCGCCCTTCCTCCGTCCTCCAATCAACATTCAGCACTGCCAACACAATTTGAATAATCGCCAAAAAAAATATAAGAATCGAGTATCTTTTCATCCAGAACAAATTGGTCAACTGAAGCGCGCTATCATTCAACTTTTTTCTTTTTTCCACATCAGCTCTAAGCGCAACGACTCTGGCGCGAATCTCCAATAATCGATACCTTATATATTCATGATATTTCTTATCACTCCAATGCAGACCTTCTTCAACAGCCGTCAAACGCTCATCTATGATATTTAGCGCAAGATTTGCATTTAATAAAATTGTAAGATCAGCCCGCACACCACTCTTATAATTAAAAAATATCGGACTCACCTTACTCATACACTGCTTGAACTGACTATATATATCAACAAGCATCAACATATAAGAATAATAATCACTAACACCTACAAGTGTGTGACCATAGCTAATCGCCTCCCCAACATCAGAAGAAACTTCACTTTTCACAAAAATAGCGTTAACACCAATTTTCTCAGAAATATATCCCTCCATATACTCCTCCGAAACATCTTCAGTGATCGGAGCACATCTGAAGCTTCCTTTTTCTGAAGTCATAACTGCCAAGTTAGACTGACCAACAACTTCTGACATGGCAACAGAATCGAAATAAGATCCCGTTCCATTTCTAAAAAAATCGGCTGCAGTTGAGAAGTCTGAAATATCTTTCCGCACGCCCCAATAGTGAAGCAATGTTGATACTGCCTGGTTAGCTTCAGAAACCACATTACGTGCTTTTTTATAGACTAAATCTTTAACAGCCATCTGCCTATCGTGGAATTCCAACGCAAAAAATTGCGGTGAAAAAGGATTAAATGACCTGAAAGATTTATATCTCCTAACATGCTTAACATCTATTTTCGACACCTTCTTTTCAACAGACTCATTGAAAACTACATATAGTGACAAATAGGAAAGACCATTCTTTAACCGAAGTAAAGTCACGTAACACCCCTTAGGCAACCTTACACCAGCTCTGATACCACTCACCGCAAAAAAACCTCTACGCCCGAAGGAGACGTAACCTAAGTTATTAATACCTGAATCAACTAAATTAGTACTATATATTGCCTTTTCATGACCATCATAATAGTGATGCCGCGAACCAGCTTGGCTGTTCATCCAATCATGAATTTTTTCTAGATCGCTACGACCTATTACTCCTACAAAACTAATCCCTTTCCACTTTACTTGTCCTTCGAACAAACTCGCCGTGTGAAAATTTTTAATCTCATCACTTTCGCCCCAATCAGGAACTTTTCCTACTTGCCGAATGAGTCTAGAGATAGGCCACGGAAGGAACTGAAACACAAACAAAATCAGACTGGTTATTTTAGCTCTTAGTGGCGCCATGATCTCGCTTGCTCCCGCGGCCAATTTTTGACTTCGTTATTTCTCCTATCAGGTGTATAGCAGTTACATTTCAAACAGACCAATATTGCCTCTACATTTGCATCAGTAAACCTGACTACTCCAGTTTCACGGCTGTTACATTCGCCTGCAGCCAGGCTGCCCAGCGTTGTAGCCCTCGCTGCTTTTCATCAAAATAATCATATCGGTCGTAATGCTTCGACGACACGTCCGAGAAGGCATGCCCCTGGATGCGATCACGCAGTTCTTTCGTCAGCTTCGCTACCCCCATAAGCGTTTTGCAGGTCCGGCGCAGATCCCGCAGGGTGAAGGGGCCATTGAACTTGTCGGGATGCCGGCTGCAAAGTTTAGTGACCGCCCGGGACAATGAATTGGTGTGCAACGAACTCCCCGGCACCTTACCTTCAAACGGATAGGTGTTTGTTGCGCTGATTTCATTCATCACTTTCAGGCTCCGCCGCATCAGCTTGTTATATGGCACCACATGTAGCGAGCGTTCACCTTCTGCCCCACGGCCTTTCTTGTTTCGAATAATCAGATGGTCGTTGAGGTAGTGCCGCCGCTCGGTCGCGAGTAACTGTTCTGGACGCTGGCCGCCGGATGCAATTAAGAATTTGATCAGTTCGGCCGTAACCACGCTCAACTGCTCCGGCAGTATCTGCCAGAGGTGCGCAAGCTCGGTGGTAGACAAGGCTCTATCGCCTGGTTGTTCCCAATCTGCCTGTACAGGCACGCTGGCCACAGGATTGCTTTTGATACTGAATTTCACATCGTCTTTCTGGTAACTGCGCGGGTTGAACTCTTGTTCCAGGGCAACTTGGAAGGCCGCATGCAGCTGGGATCGGAGTCGATTGCAGTACGTCGTCACGCCATTCGCGATCATCTTGGCGATGATGTCTCGGATTTCACCTGGGCCGATCAGAACAGCCGGCAGCTTTACCAGGTTGGGAAAGGGTTCAGAAACGTAATGCTTGAAAGACCACCTCACATCCTCAACGGAAGCGGCGCCCTCCCCCGTCAGTTTGGTGATGTAGCCATCCATCACTTCTTGAAAGGTACCGGCCGCGACGACGACTTCCTTTTCAGCGCGGCACAGATCCCGGGCGTCAGCTAAACCGAGTGTTGGCCAGGTACCGAGCTTGCTCTTGATCTTCTTGCCGCTGCTGTAGCGCTGGAAGTAGAACTCCTTCGTCCCGTTCGGACGCACTCGAAGGAGTAGCACTCCCTCACCACGCGCAGTACGGCCATCCGAGACCGTATATTCCTTTTCCGCAGGCTTCATGGCCTTGATTTGTTTCTCTGTGAGCATTTGGGGGCCGTTATTGGGGGCTGTGGGTCTGAAATATGGGGCGAAGTGATGAAACACATTGAAATTGCTGACTGCCCTGAAAGCCCCGTGTTATCGGGCTATTCGGGACACAAGCATACATCCGGCACCAATCTGAAACACCATCCGTCCAAGCTTCCCAAGCTGATAACGAGGGTTCGATTCCCTTCACCCGCTCCAATCGAATTTTGGTCTCACGTCAGGATGATTTTGACGGGAGATGCAGGAACACAAAAACCGGTCCGTTGTGACCGGTTTTTTTATGCCCAGAATTTGAGGTGCCGGGGAACCTGCCGAGAGCATCAGACCGCATACTCCCCGTCCCCATGCCTGAATGATATGCAGTGCTATACTTTTTTATGCTTTGAATGAAGCGTACAGCGTTGCCCACGGGTACTGATACCGACTGCAAATCTCGATTGGCAGCTACAAGACAAAGGAGGTCTACGGCAAGCACGAGATGGGAGGTGTGGCATGAATCGACACTATTACATCAGCAACAATCTCGACGATCTTGAAGCCGTTGAAAATGAGCTGGAAGCCAGCGGCATCAATTCCGAACAAATTCATGTGCTCAGTCAACACGTTGCCGATGTTGAGCAACATCACCTTCACGAAATCAACTCGTTAATGGAACAGGATGTTGTCCACTCTGGCGAAATTGGTGCAGTGATCGGTGTACCACTCGCGGCGCTGGTTCTTGGCGGCGCCTATTGGCTGGGCTGGACCGAATCCGCCGCAGGCTGGATGCCGTTTATCTTTCTTGCCATTGTTGTATGTGGCTTCTGCATCTGGGAAGGCGGTTTTTTTGGTATTCAGGTGCCAA